GTGCGAGAAGTTTATCGACCACGCTCTCGCACTAACCAAACCGACCTTCGGTTTCGTCGCAATGTTGCTCGCGCATGAATTTGACGCGCCATTCTATCATCGAAAATTACTGCAACATTGTCCGGCTTATCACGCGAAACTGCTGCTTCCGAAGCGGATTCGCTGGGTCGGTTTCGAGAAAAAAACGAGCCCTCGTCAGGTCCACGCTTGGTACATTTGGGACTGGTCTCGTGATCTAACCAAGCCGCCCATCACGCTATTTGGGGACTGATTCCAACACCGTCTCTCCTTGCTTTGTTCCGCGACTAGCCATAGCATTTTGTCGGGATGCGGCTAGCTGGATTGATCCCCCAGCGACAAAGCCGCCAGCGTGCCATGCCCCCTTATGTCAGTGGTAGGCGCCGCATCCCTTCATTTTCCAAGGGGTGGAGCGAGGGCTTTGAAGGGGCATAAATGGCGCGCATTAGGACCATAAAACCTGAGTTCCAAATCTCCGAATCCATGGGGCGGATAAGCCGAGACGCCCGCCTATGTTTCATCCTTATGTGGCCCCAAGCCGACGATCACGGGAGGCTTCGCGCAGCTTCGCGAATGCTCGCGAGCCTTCTCTTTCCGTACGACGACGATGCGCGAGAGAAAATGGATAGTTGGTTGATAGAGTTAGAGGGTGTTGGATCAATACGGCGCTACTCGGTAGACGGTTACGAATATATCGACATCCCAAAATGGAAGGAACATCAAAAGGTTGATCATCCTCAGCCGTCAAAGAACCCAGAATTTCGCGAGCATTCGCGAGCATTCGCGAGCATTCGCGAAGACGCGGGGGAGGACCAAGGACCAAGGACCAAGGACCAAGGAAGGGATCAAGGAAAGAGAGAGGGTGGCGTTGGTGCAAACGGCTCGCACAGCGCTATCAATCCACATTCCGAGACTGTAGAAAAGACTGCGCCGCCTTTGGCGTCGCCTCCCAGCCAAAACCAGCATGAGGAAAAATCCAATGGTCGATCAAAAAAAGGAACAAGGCTTCCGCTCGATTGGCAGCCTGACGAAGAACTCTGCCAATTCGCCGAAGAACTCGGACTTGATCCCAGAAAGGTTGGACCCGTATTCCGAGATCATTGGAAGTCCGCGCCCGGAGCGAAAGGCATCAAGCTCGACTGGCCCGCAACATGGCGGAACTGGTGTCGGCGCGAACTCGAACGGAAATCCACCAGCGGAAACGGGAACGGGCATAACCGCTACCCGACAGCCGGAGACAACCTCGTCGCTGGCGCGGCGCTCATCCTCGAACAACGCCGACGCAGACGAGAAATCGAAAACCCAACTGATCCTGACGCTGATCTCCCACTACTGGACGGCTAACGAGGATCACCGGCTACGCGCTGCGCAGATCAACGATTGGCTCGATGACCTCGAACCGTTCCCGGTGAAAATTGTTGCAGACGCATGTGTTGATTGGCGGCAGAACAACTCGCGCCGAGCGACACCAGCGGACATCATCAAAATTTGCCGCGAACTTATGCCGCCCGCTCCGCGCAAGCCCTACGTCCCGATGTGGCAACAGGAAGCCGAGCGGAAAGGCTTCTGGCCGATCCCTGCCGCCGAGACCGTTCGGGGCAATTGGCGGGACATCCCCATCGCGTATCTGACCGAAGCCGAAAAGGTTAAACTGGCGAATTACGACCGTGACCGGATGCTCCAACAGGCCATGAGCGAGGGCGGCCCGTTCCCGACCGAACACTGACCACGCCGCCGTTGACAACCCCACGGAACCCGTGGTAGTTCGGAAAACATGGCCTCACACCAGTCCCCTGAGCAAAGCCCCGCATGAGCCTCGCCGACCTCACCGAAGCCGTAGCCCACGCCGAAGCGGCCCTAGCCGTGGCGAAGACGAACACCGCTGCGGCGGAAGGGGCGCAGGCCGAAGCGCTGGCCAATCTGAACGCCGCGCAGAAAGCGTTCGACGATGCCGTGACGGCGCTACGCGGCGACGCTGCGCCCGACAGTGCGTGGAAAACCCAGGTGCCAGCGTGAGCGAGGTTGCCCTGGCCGGAATGGTGGTTTTATTTCTCGCTCTTGCCGCAGCGTGGCTGGTTTTCGACCCGCCGAACCTCGCCAACTGGATCGCCGAGCTTTGATTCCCCTGCATAGCCAGCGCCAGAATGGCCGGAAAACCACCATCAGAGCGGTTGTTCCGGTCGATGCTGGTGATACTACTGGCGTGTGGGTTGAACTGGATATCGACGCTTGGGAGGATGTCGAAAGTTCCTTCGAACTTATCGATTCTCTCGTTCTGAAAAATGCCGAATGGGCTATTTCTTCCGCAAAAATCCATCAGGATTATGCGTCACGTTCTGGCCGTACCAGTCGCAATATCGGCGATCAATTTCAAATTCTGGATGGACCGCGATAAACTCGGAAATAGCTTGATGCGGCCCGCCGCCGTATAGCCCCGGATACAGTTCCGTGACGTTCCCATCCTCCACAATGATCATCTCGCCGGGCTCTAAAATCGGCGCGAAAAAATCCAAAACAGCGCGCGAAGATTCGGTCGAATGGTCGGCATCTTCGATCACTAGAAGCGGCCTCGGAAGCGAAGCGAAAGTTTCTTGAGACAGCGAGGCGCCCATGTCTCGGGCGTCGCCGGGGTAAAATTCTAAGTTCGGCGGGCGGATATTTTCCAGCCAATGAACCGGGGAAATGTCGAAAGACAGCACGCGGCCCGGAGCCGATTCCGGCAAAAATAGCCGAAGCAAATCGGCAAGCCACAAGCCGCTTCCCCCATGCGACGAACCAATTTCGATGATCGTCCGTGGCTTCTGTTCCCAAATCAGCATCGTGTACAGCGCGATATCGAAGGGGTCTTTCATCATTGTGACCCCGCGATAGGTGTAGCGCAGCGCGCCTGCTTGGATCGATTGTGCGAGATCGCCCGAAAGGGCCGAAGAAAATTTGTTGGTCATCTCAGAAAAGCCTTTCGGTCCAGGTGCGCGGCGTCTTCGCCGATTTGATTTCCAGGTCGAAGTGATACTCGAACGGTTTTGGTCCGCGCTCGCGGATGAACTCGACCAACTTGCCGAGACCGTGATCGAGCGAGACCGTTGTGCGGTAGCCGAGCAAGGACCGCGCTTTATCGGCAGAACAGACCGCGTGACGGACTTCCTGCGGACGGTCGGGGACGTGGTAGGCTCCCCCGTTGTATCCCGTCCACGGGCGAAGGCGCTGGGCTAGCTCGTTGATGGTGACTGGCTCCTCATCAGGGCCAAGGTTCACAATCGCGCCAGTGACCTCCGTAGAGGTTCCTAGGAGGGCTAGGCAGGGCACGACATCATCGACGTAGGAAAAACACCGTTGCTGGTTGCCGTCGCCGTAGATGATCGGGGCTTTGCCCTGGAGCATCCGGTTGGCCATGATGGCCGCCACGTTGCGGTAAGGGTCTACGTAGCGCTGGCGCGGGCCATAGATGTTATGGGGAACGGCGATGTTCCACTCGAAACCGTGAACCGCAGCGAGGTTCCGCAGCAAGTCCTCTGCCGCCAGCTTGGCGATGCCGTAAGGGTCGCATGGCGCGCACGGCTGATCCTCGCGAAACGGTTTTACGCCGTTCCCGTAGCGGGCCATAGACGAACAAAAAACGATCCGGCGCACCCCCGCCTGAATGGCGGCGGTGAAAACCGAAGCGCTGCCGGTATAGATGTTTTCGGAGATGAACCGAGGCGCGAAGACGCTGGCTCCCTCATACGCGGCAGCGGCACAATGGTAGACGACATCGATACCGCGCATGTGCTGGAACAGGTCATCCAAGATATCCGTCTCGCACCATTGGCCAGGATGAAGGCCGGAACAGTTTGCGAGCTCGCCGCCGAAAAGATTGTCGCAGCCGGTGACATCGTGTCCTTGCCCGATCAGATGGTCCGCGAGATGCGACCCCAAAAAGCCGGCGATGCCGGTAATAAAGATTTTCACTTCTGTCCCCCTTGGCTTCGAACGATCATCAAATTGTGGGCCATGACTTGAACCGCTCCGGTGGAACGGATGTACGGCGTGACGTACTGCATTCGCTTTTCGAGTTGCTGTTCCGTGAGCACGAAAGGCCAATTGAACATTCCGTGAAATCCGAATGTGCCATCGCGCTTGCCGACGCACTCGAAAGCGAACCGCTCGGCAACATCTTGCGGCGCCCATCGGAAGCCTTCTTTTTCCAACTCGGGCCGATGCTCGCGGCAGAGCGTTTGATCCTCGGGACGCTTGAACGGAAACCGCTCGGGATTGGCCGCGACAAATTGCGCCATTTTGGCCGACCGAAGGGAGAACCCGCCGTTGCCCACGTTCATCCCGTCCGCATACCACCAAGGTGCGCCGATGTAGTCGTACCGCAGAAAGGCGTCGTCCCAAAGGTCTGGGCGGATGATCCAGGAATCGTACTGGACCCAGAGGAAATGCGAAGTCTCGATATGCTTCGGCACGTCGAACCAAATGCACCGCTCGGCATCCTCGCCAGATTTCAGTTCGACAGGGATGTGCCGCGTGCGCTCACCTGGCGCGATCAATTGGTCCGAAAAAATCCGGGTTGCGCCGAAACTGGCGACGGCTCGGCAGTCCTCGATTGCGAGGCGCGTCAAATCGTGAGCGGCGCTATCGACCGCGACCAGCGTAACGCGGGACAGGTCTAGTTTGGTTCCCATTTCTGGTATATTCCCTTGCGGTTGAACACATGCTATCGTATACGCTAACCTATTATCTTCTACTAGCGGAATGCGGGCGGGACATGAACCGAACGAAGCTACCGGAAGAGAAGCGCACTCGAAATCTGTCGGCGCTTTTCACTGAATCCGAGCGGGCGATGATTACAGCGGCAGCACAGAGGGCGCACATGACGGACTCAAGTTGGGCGCGGTGGGTTCTGACGCGGGCCGCTCAGCCGAAGCAGGCGACGGCATGAGCAAACTACGGTCGAATGGGTCGCGCGTCTCACGCGAATTTGAGAACTACGCGCGCCCGCTCTACATGGCGAGCCCTCTGCTAAGAAAATTGTTTGAGACGGAGAACATGGAGTGCGCGATTGAGCGTGCCGTCGATGCGCGGATCGCAAAAATGGAGCGGTGCTATGATTGCTGATCTTGCGGCTCGCATCGCCTCCGACATCGGCGATTCCTTCGTTGGGTCTACCGTCGGCGGCCAGTGGATGATCCGCGATTGCGTCGCCGATCTGTTCATGAAAGTAAATCACGCCTCCCCAAAGGAGGCGCTCGCCAGTGCCGATCAAATTCTGGAAACAGCCGCAAAGAACTTGCTCGCGCTCGGCTACCTTCGCGAGATGACGCGAGACGAAATCGAAGTCGCGGAACATGCGGCGAAGCCGGACGGCGCGGATGACAGCGCGCATTCATGGAAAGATAAATATCACCTGTGATTTCTCATGTCCTCCCGTCCTAACCGCGCATCCAAATGGATCGACCTCTTCCACGAGTTCATCGAGAATCTGCGGATTGTCTCGAAGGAAGTCACGTCTGCGGACGAACACGGCACGGAACTGGAATTGTGGGGGTCGCAGGAACGGTTCCTACAGGAACTTGCCGATGGTCTGGAAAACGGTATCAGGGTATTCGTGTGCTTGAAGTCGCGCCAGCTAGGCGTGACGACTATCTCGCTCGCCATCGATCTTTTTTGGCTGGCGATGCACCCCGGCACCAAGGGCGCGCTCGTTGTCGATAGCGAAGACAACCGGGAGGACTTCCGCCGGACGCTCCGCAAGTACCTCGAATCCTTTCCGAAGGATTATTTCGGCGATGACTTTGCGATCATCAAGGGCGGTGACAATCGAAACGGAATGACGTTTTCGAACGGCAGCAGCCTTCTTTTTCTGGTCGCCGGAAAGACGAAAACCAAAGTCAATTGGGGTGAGGGCAAGGGGTTTTCGTTCGCGCATCTCAGCGAACTCGGGAAATACGGCAACGGCGAAGGCGTCAAGAATTTCGAAGAGGCGCTTGCGCAGCACAACCCGGATCGTCTGGTCATCTACGAATCCACGGCCAACGGCTTCAACCACTGGCGCGACCGATGGCTAGAGGCCAAGTCGGACACGTTCACGCAGCGCGCCTTTTTCATCGGATGGTGGGCCAATCCGTATAACCAGATTGAGATCGATTCGCCGCGCTTCCAACAGTTCGGCGGCGATCAATACACCGAAGACGAACAGGAATTAATCGAGGCGGTGTGGACGCAATACCACCACAAGATCACGCAAGAACAGGTCGCGTGGTATCGCTGGCGCGAGTCGCTGGCCGCGAAATCTGGAACCGATATTCTCGACCAAAATAATCCATGGGTAGAACAGCAGGCGTTTATCGCGTCGGGGAATTCATTCTTCCCGCTTCGCAAAATCAGTCTCGACATGGGGCGTCTTAGCGCGGGCGGTCCAGACGAGGCGGCTTTCATGCCCTATCGCTTCGAAGTCGGAAATGAATTCCTGTCCATGCAGATGATTGCGCTGACGGAAATTTCCGATGTCCGCGAAATTCAGTTGCGCGTTTGGGAAGCGCCCGTTGCCACGGGCGAGTATGTCATCGGCTGCGACCCTGCCTATGGGCGGAACGATCACAAGGACCGCTCGGCTATCAGCGTGTGGCGCTGCTATGCTGACAGGCTGGTGCAGGTCGCGGAATTCGCATCGGCTGATATCCTGACTAAGCATTGCGCATGGATTCTGGCGTTCCTTGCCGGCGCGTACTCCAACTGTCTCGTTAATCTGGAACTTGGCGGCCCCGGTCGCCTGATCATGCTCGAATGGGACCACATTCGCGACATGCTCAACAGCGAAGCCTACGCGGTACGCGTGAAGCAATGGGAATGGGAAGACGCGCTCAATAACGCACGCTGGTATCTCTACCATCGCAGGGATTCGATGGGGCCGGGATACGCGTACAATTTCGAGGCGACGTTTCGGACGCAATCCGAATTGATGCACGGATTCCGTGGCGCATACGAAACCGGCGAACTGGACATCAAGTCGGTCAAGCTCCTTGAGGAAATGATCCTTGTTCGACAGGAGGGCGCGCATATCGGCGCTCCAGAATCCAGAAGCGAGGACTCGAAAGATGACCGCGTGTTCTCTGCCGCGATGGCGGACCGCGCGTGGATGGACTGGACGCGCAAGTCGCTCATGGTGCAAGGTCGCACCTATGACGTGGTAATGAACGAAGAGAAGGACGAACAGTCGCCGCACGCGAAAGCGGTCAACGGGATCGTCTTCAACTTCATAACTCGGAAACTGAACGAAGAAGTGCCGGTCGATCAGAGGCCGCGCTGGCTCGTTGAAAGGGGCTTGGCATGAGTACGGCGCGCCTTTGCAAGGACTGTAAGTATCTCCCGGCATCAAAGGACTATGAGATGCGCCAGTATGTTACTTGTCAGCACCCGGCGGCGATTAAAACCGAGCATGTTGATTTGGTCTACGGTGAGAGCGGCGTACACAGAATGTACCCGAGAGACATGCGCCTTAGTATCGGTTCTTGTGGCCTGGATGGGAAGCTTTTCGAGCCTCGGCAAGAAGGAACTTTGGCATGAACGACGGTATTGCCAGAATTGGCGGCATCGCAATTATCAGTCCCGGAGCAGGGTACACGAGTGCTCCTGGCCGAGTGATATCAGCAACGCGACAGGAAGTTCTGGACGGGGTTGCTCGCGCGCTTTGGGTTGCGCTGAATTCGTCGCGTGGCGATTGGGAATATGCCGCCCAAGATTTTTACAGAGCGGAAGCGATGAAGGCAATTCTTGCGTGCGTAGCGGCCACAAAAGGAAAACAGTTATGAGCGAGATGGTTGACCGCGTGGCCAAGGCCATAATCCAGTCTTTTAAGGATGAAGGGGTGGCCGAGGGCATCGGACCAGGAGCCTCATGGGAAGAGGCTCAGCGGGCGGCGGCGGCGGCAATCGCCGCCATGCGAGAACCGACCGATGACATGAAGAACGAGGTTTATGATACGCGGGGGATCGGAGATCGTGGCGGGGTTGAGAGGGAGTCATTTTTGACGGAATGGGAGACGGCAATAGACGCAGCCCTAAGGGAGGATAGAAATGTCACGGCGTAACACAGTGAAGCGCGACCCGTTGCAAGAGCCGCCGCGCGAAGACGCGCCGGAAAATCCGCTAATTGGCAAAGGTCCGCCAGCGGTGCTTGGCGAGGCAACCCCCGGCGCAGAAGCGCTTGCGAAATTTTATGATGACGCATTCGCCGCCACCATCGAGCCGATGGAAACCGCCAACATGGGCGGGCGTCATATCGTGCTGATCGGGCCGCAGGGCGAGCATGTCGAGGCCATCTGGCATTCGTCCCGGCACTTCGAAAAAATGCGATGGGTTTCGGATGGCTGGTGGAAAGAATCCCTCACGGGAAAGCGCGTGCCGTTCGAGCCTATCGGCTGGCGGGCGCTGTAGGAGATCATCCAATGAATGGAATTCAAAAGGACGAGGAAGCGGAACTTCGCAGACGCGTCTTGTCATCTACTGAAAAAATGACGGTCCACGGTGATCCCGATGTGCTCGGCGGTTATGTGGTCAAGTCGGGCGGCGAATTCATAATCGCGTGCTCATCTTTTGATGCGGCCACACATTTTGTCGCGCTTGCCGCCTCGTGGAAGGTGGCAGTGGAAATGGATCACTATCCGGAAGGCGCGGTGCATTGAATGGCCCGCTATCGCATCGTCTTTCGCTGCAAGCACTGCGGGAACGCGTGGGCGAAGATTTGCGCCACGCCCGATCCGAAGCAACCGCGCTGCCCGAACTTGGACTGCAAAAAGGTCCACCGCGACATTGGATTCGATCCCGGTCTCGGCACCGCACCCGCCGCCGTGGGCATGTCGAACACGACGAAGGCTATCGACCTCACCGCCGAAATCACGATGAAGACCTACGGTCTCACAGACCTGAAGGACAATTTGCGGGAAGGGGAGTCGATGGCGCCGAAACTACCTGCACCGCAACAGCAGCAGGTCGATACGTTCTTTGAGCCGCAGAAGAATCCGCGCCTATCGGGGCGGCGGGCTAGATACCTCGACCAACTCGGTAAGCGTGCAATCGCTGGGCAGTTTCGCAATACGGCGCTGGACGTGAAATCGGTATTGCCTGATGCCCGCGTCGGGCTCCGGCTGGCCGGGACGCAGAAACTTCAAGATCAGAAATAGCGCGCTCCGTCTCGCGCAAGACATTATCGACACTGAAAGCCTGCACGCACGCGGGCTCGAAATCGACTTGGGGGCAATCGCCGTCGCGATGGCGGAGCCTCAAGCAAGGGGAGCACGGCGCGGCTGATTGCAGCGCGACCGTGTTTCGCCAGTCTCTCGTCAAATTGGCCGGCGTGTTATGCGTCAGCAAAACGATCTTGTGATTTGGCCGCATCGCGGCGGCGTTCAGTAGGCCCGTGTCGGAGCCGATCAGAATATCCACATGACAGGCGAGCGCGAGGCTCGTGCGCATCGGTGTAGAGATACAGGACATCACCTCGAATTCGTCACTGTCGCGGCTTCCGAATTCCGCCTCAAGTGCGCGCATGAGGTATTCCTGAATGGCCAACTCGCGGGCGTCGAAACCGCCAAGCAATACGAGCCGGACACGATGCTTGCGCAAAAGGATTGCGCAAAACTCGGGAAGGTCCGTCCACGATTTGAACCGATGTGAGCCGCAAAGCGCAATACCGACCGTGATAGCGCTGCGCAACGATTCCTTGGCTTCGGCTTCCTCCTTGGGCGTCTCGAAAAACCACTGGCGATTTCGCCGGTACGGAACCCCGGCTAGCATGTGCTGGCGCTCGACATAGTTGACGCTCCCGAGGATCGAGCGGCGGGCGTGCTCGGGCCAATAATAATTCGGGTTCATCGGCTCCGCCGCGATCTCTCCCTCTACTGCGTAGTTGAGGTTGCACACATGGTCGAACCCTTCGCATAGGCCGTCCATCCACTTCCCATAGTTGCCGTCAGCCGCCCCGCCTTTCGAGGTGTCGATAACGTCGATGTTCGGGTCATGCCGCAGAACCGTTTCGCCGTCTTTCGACGTAACGAGCGTGACGTGATAGCCAGCGTCATGCAGTTCGGCGATGGGCGATGAAACTTGGATGGCGTCCCCAATCGAAGCCCAGCGAAGAACGACAGCGCGCGGCTTGCTCATTTCTTTTTCCCGCCCCCCGGATGGCCCTTAGTGAGCAACTCGGGATGCTGTTGGATCAACGCGGCCTCGGCGGCCTCCTTGCGGTCCATGTCGGCTACCAATTCCTCAGTGTCCGGGGCATCGACATGCCGCACCAACTCCTTCGGGGACATCGCGCCGAGTTTGACGAGATCGAAAGCGAGCGCACGAGCCTCTGCCGCGAACGCGGGGGACGACGAATGCGAATCAACCGTAAGCCGGACGTTCTCCGCCAGATCGGTGAACAGGAAATCCACGGGGACTTTTCCTGGGGCGGGTGCTGGCTCCAATTCCGAGGGTTCGCCACCCTCGATTCCGGCCTCTTGTTTTGAAACCCATGCCGTCATTTTATCCGGCACATGGGCGCGGCATAGATCGAGCGCGAGCCCGCCGAAGGACTCCACGTCGCGCTCCACCAAAAGAGCACGATCCTTGAAGCGCGGGGAGAACATGCGCACAAGCGTTTCAGCATGTGCCGCGCTGCGCACGCCGGCTTCGCCCTTACCCTTCGCTAGCGGCGGTAGCCCGCCCATCTCGTCAAAACACCTCTCGTACTCGTGGAGCGATTCCCAAAGGTTCGGGTCCAACTGCGGGGCCATGTTTTCGACCTTCGCGTTCGGGTTTGCGTCGGCGTAATAGCCGCCGGGGCGGGACAGCAGCGAGAGCACTTTCTGGTTCACGCCAGTACCGCCAGTGAATTTCTTCGGCGGGTCTTCGCTCATGCGCAACAGGCCGTTGATGCCGTTGATACGGGAATTGATCGCGATTTGGAGCAACGCGATGTTGACGATTTCGCTTCGTCCCCAGAAATAACCATCAAGGCGGTTCGGCGCG